TTAAATTTCTAGTTTTTCTAGCGCATTAATAATTTCTTCATCAGTTTTACTCTTATACTCGTCAATGAGATAGGCATACGTATTTGTAGTAGTAGAAATCTCACTATGGCCAAGCCTTTTACTAATAGCATAAATATCAACACCATCTGCTAAAAGGAGTGCTACATGGCTATGACGGAGAGAGTGGAAGTGAAATCCTTCTTTATGAATCTTTAATTGTGATAGAAGTTTCTTTAAAACTTTATTTACTGCATTACTTGTAGGAATGCTACCAAATTGTGTCATAAATACCATGTTGCTAATGTGGCGTTGCCTTAATCTTGAAAGTAAATTTAGCAAATTTTGATTAACTTTTATAGTTCGAACAGAAGACTTATTCTTTGTAGGTTTAAAGTCATGCTTGTTTGCATCCCAAGATTTAGTAATACTAATAGTTTGCTTGAGCCAATTAATATCATTCCATGTTAAAGCTTGTATTTCAGATAGACGCATTCCGGTATAGATGGCAGTTGCAATCATATAACGGCTAGCATACATTGACCTATCGTCGTTTTCTACTGCAGCTTTTAATAAAGCCTCTATTTCTTTTTTGCTAAGATATTCAACTTTTAAGGTTTTATCTGGATTTGAAATCAATTCTACTCCTTGAGTAAAATCTTTAATTAAGTAATCATCAAGAATTGCTGAACGAACACAAGCTCTAACTATTCCATTGACCATTTTAACAGTATGGGATGCATGAGTCGCACCATATTCATTAATAAATTGTTGGTAAGTATCTCGCGTAATTTCCTTAATCTTTGTTTTACCAAAGAATGATTTAAGAGCCCCAGAAGTAATATTGTATCGAGCAAGGGTAACATCTGCTACCTTAGGACTTTTATAGGTTTCAACCCATTGGTCATAATAGTCTGTAAATACAACTGATTTTTCAATATCAATTCCCTTGTTTAATTTATTTTCATTATCTGCAGCCCATATTTGAGCTAGTTTTTTTGTGGGAAAGTTAGATTTAGTCTTAAAATGTCGCTTATTTTCGTCATCATACCAAGAAATTCTAGCTTGCCACTTTTTACCACGTTTAACTATAGATGCCATAGTTGTCCCTCCATTATTTAATTGTTATAATGAAAGGGTTGAATTGAGACCTGTAAATCTTATTCAACCCTGGTCCATCTCCTATGCCAGTAGGGGATGGGCTTTTTTCATTTACCAGCTTTTTACGTCATCAGGGTTTGGACAAATAAACAGGATACCTAATCTCTTTTTATCACAGTATCACCGATATGAATTTCACTATCTGATGGTTCAGGAAGACCACCTGTAATTTGCTTAGGATCAACGTTAAGATCATCTTGAATTGTATCAGTGCCTATACCTAATAAAGTTCTTGCAGCGATTGTTGGGTATGCATTTAGAGATTCATGTGGTGATACATGTCTAACAGGAGAATCTGCAATTGCCATTTTAGGATAAATTTTTGAAACAATTAATTCCCCTTTAGGTAAATCCAGAGTTCCAAGGCTTTCTCCTGTATCAGGATCAATCACAGGATCAGTGCCAAATTTATCTATTATTTCTAAATGATCGCCTTCTTTTAGACCATCATTTGAACCTGCATTAATAACGACTTGTTTAGTGTTAAGTATTTTTGCTATTTTCATTGTCTTGCTCAAATAATGACAACTCCTTTAATAACTTTATTTTTTCCGAGGTATTAGAAATTTCATTTGATGGTATACTTTGAATGAGAATAGTAATAATTGATTTTTGTTGAGATAATCGTTTTTCAAGAATACGCTTATCATTTAGATCAATATGATATTGATTTACTAATCCATCACGGTTAGATCGTATTTCTTTGTATAATTTTGATTTGCGTTTTAACTTCTTTTTTATTCTTTTATTTTTTCTGTTAAGCTTTTCAATTCGTTTAGTTAAAATATTATTGTGTAACCACAAACTAAAAATATATAAAATAAGTACTGAAAAGAAAAAGGCTTTTACTATTATTGATTGATAGCTTTTTAAACAATTTGTAAAAGTAGCTAAACTACTAAGAAGTCCTAATGTTGCAAAAGGTATGCTACATATTTTAATAACCTCTGGAGGAAAAATAGTATGAAAAAATCTAATAATGTCAACTCCTTTCTAGAAAGCCTAAACTATTGGCAAACGATTAATCTATATACAACTTTAAAACAAGCTAGAATGGAGATTTCATTTGAAGATGCTAAAAGTGAAGCATTAGTCAATTTTGGTGATCCAGATAAATTAAAGTATATGCTAGAAGAAGCGATTAATAGCCCAAATCCAAAACATAAGTTAAATTAATTAATCTCAACATTCATCCTTTATCACAGCAGGGGATGTTTTTTATTTAAATCCGTTTGCGATGTTTTTTAGCTTCTTCAATTTGTTTAATAATTTCTTCGCGTTCTTCTGCAGTTACCTCTGGATCAATATTGTAATCAATATGTTCTTTGTCTCGAAAGTACATAAGATATCTGATTAAAAATAGAAGTTTTTTGTCATGCTCATCTAGTGGCTTGTTGTCATAAGTGTATACAGGCCCAGGTTCGATAGTTTGGGGATGCTTTTCTAAATATTCAGTAGCTTCGGCGCGTAATGTTTTAACATCTAGTCCATGAGTGTTATATTGATTTGAATTAAGTACACTTTTTAGCATTTCATCGTCAAATAATATTTTTTGTGCCATATTATTTCCCCCTCGTAAAACAATTAATCCTGTTCTAAGGAATTAGAACGAGTTATTTGCTATAATTACTATGAAATCTTTTTATCAAATCGTTAAACATCCCTTGTCACAGCAGGGGATGTTTTTTATTTAGTTATTATCATCGTGCATTACATCGTAGAGTGATTCGCCATCGTAAGACATGTATAAAACTTTATCTGTATTTTCAGGATTAACAATTGCAATAGGTGTCTTAATATGGCAATCATCATAAATTGTTTCTGATAAGTCATCGATTGATTTGGTAAGCTTGTTCCAATCGTGTTCAGATTCATCACCGTCAAGAACAGCGATCATTTCATCTTCAAACTCTTCATCAGTAGGTTTAATAGCAATAACGTCATTTTCTTTATCGTAGTAAACATCTGCAGAGTCATCATATTCTTCTTGCATGATAGACACTGCTTTGTTAATTCTAGAACGTTTTGACGCTTGAACTACTGTAATATTGCTACTATTCGTATTAACAACAACCGTCGTGGTAGCGAGGGAAACCCCAGCAAGGCCCACTGCCAACATAATCTTAAAACCTTTATTCATAAATAAACTCCTCCGATTTCAGCTTTTAACGTCAATCAGTTTATTGGACGTACATGATTACTCTTCGGTATCCTTATCTTTGTATACAACTGTTCTACTCTTCAAATAGCGATTAATAAATTCATCATAATCAGCATCTCCATCTTCCTCATATCCTAGATTTTTGATTTCTTTATCAGAAAGTGGAAGTGCCTTAATTGTGTTAACGTTAAATGTTGCATTAAAAAAATCAGTATCTATCTTCACTTGATTAAGCTCCGACAGATCAGTCATTTTAAGAGAGCGGAGAATATCAATGTAATAACCAGGGAAATTTTGATAAGCACGATATCCCTCAATTGAATAAATCGTTAAAACTTTATCATTCTTTTTGAATTTCATTCGCAGAGAATATGCATCTCTATCAGTCTTGCTGAGATTTTTTATAATCTCATCCCCAAGATCGCTACCAGTGAAAATTAAACTGCTACTTTCAGAATCTGTATCTTGGTTTTCTAAATTACTTGAATTTGAACAACCAGTAACAAATATAGTAGTAAGTAATAAAAAACTAATTAATTGTGCTTTCATAATATAATTAATCGAAACTGATAGTAATTTGCTGTATACCTAATCTTTCACCATTTGCATTATCTAGCTCTGGTGTAACAAACTTAAATTTGCTTAGTTTGTCTTTATCTGACTTATTTACCTTAGCCTGAATAAAACCATCCTTTTCTGCGTGAGGTTGTATCTTTTCACCGATCAACGAGTCAATTGCTCCTTCATTTGTAGATAATTGCTTTCCGTTTGGAAGGATGATATCTGCGCCTTCATCACTAATGGTATGATTACTATTGTTTTTTAGCGTGTAATCAAGTTGATACTGGTAGTATGTTTTAGGGAGCTTAATACCCATGTTTCCTTCATCACTTTCCAACTGTGAGTCTTTAGTAGCCTCAACCTTAATTAATTTTGCTTTACCAAATTTAAATGAAATATCACTATTCTTTTTAGTGGTGTCCATATCTTTTATAGAAATTAAAGTGAGCTTTGGGTTTTCAGAATCAGCTTCATGATATTGACCAACTTTAGTGAGCGGTTGATCTGGACTTATTTTTAAACTATTTTTATTACTAGTACAACCAGATAAACAGAACAAAGCTAAAATCCCAGCAGTAACTATTCCAATCTTCTTCATAATAATCTCCCTAATATAAATAGCAGCTTTTAACGTCGATCAGTATTTGGACGTAGATCATTATTTAATACTCCATGAAACATGAACAGCCTTACCAACAATTCGGCCCGGGTTATCTTTATCCAAGATGATTGGGTCGAATTCTTTATTATCTGGCATTAGCATAATAAGATTTCCTTGATGTTTAACTCGTTTCAGGGTTGCTTCATTGTCGCCGTCAACGAGGACAGCAGCTATTTCACCATCTTCCACTGTGGGCTGTTCTCTAATGGTTACAATTGATCCGTCATGAATGGTTGGTTCCATGCTTTTACCTTTGCAACGTAGAGCAAAGAGATTACCTTTTGGAACAGGCTTTTCAAAAATCTCTTCAACGTAGCCTTCAATATTTTCATCGGCTGTGATAGGATCCCCACAGGCAATCTCACCAATAAGGGGGATGCTGATACGCTCAAAATCATCCCCTAGCGGGTAGATGATATTAGTTGGTAAGTGACTCTGGGTCTCTTCTTTGATAATTGATGCATTAGTTATTTCACCAATTTTCACATGAAATAGATCAGCTAAATTTTGTAATGAACCCATGCGAGGGACTTTTGTACCAGTTTCCCAGTTAGAGATAGTTTGTTTAGAAACAGATAATTTATCTGCTAATTGTGTTTGTGTCCAACCTCTACTTTTTCTTAGTCTTTTTAATTGAGAGGCTATCGTGTTTTCAACCATAGAGTTCCACCCCTTTAATCTGATTATATAACTTTTGGTTATCTAAATAAACGTAAAGTTATATAAAAATATAAAAAAGAGTTGACTATAACTTTAAGTTAGATTATTATATTGATGAAGAAAGGGGGAAAAGAAATGCCGAATGGTACACGTATTTCATTGAGAGCAGCTCGTATTAATGCAAATATGACGCAAGACGAAGCTGCAAAGGAACTTAGTAAGTATTTTGGTATGAAAATTTCAAGACAACGTGTTATGAAATATGAAGAAAATCCGCAGCAAACCCCACCTGGATTTGGCCAAGGTTTTTCTACGATTTACTCTATTCCTATAGAGGTTATTAATTTTGGTCGTGAGTCAACTTAAAGTTATACAAACGGTACTAGGAGGGTAGCAATGAGAATAATTATTGATGGTAAGCCAGAGGAAATAAAAAAACTGTTTAGCAGTTGCAATACTAAACAGTCTGGTAGGCCTCTCTCATCTGAAGAGAGGAAAAAGATCTGGAAAGATGCTGCTAAGGACCTTAATTAGTCTGCATCTTTGAACGTCTTTAATCCGTATTCATAAGCACTTTGATATATTTCTGCTGCTAAATGTGGATTAGTTGTTTTATCAGTCTTGGATAATTCCTTTTGATATTCAACAACGGTTACTGCATTTGCAAAGGATTTTGCTAGTTCAAATTGTTTATCTGTCACTGTAACTCACTCCTTTCATTGGGGATGGGTTAAGTATAGCAAATGGAGGAAGGAGGGTAGAGATGGAATCAACTATTGAGTTACATACAAAAGGTTTTAAGGATTTTAGTAAGCAACTTGCAAATATTACAGTTCAATTACGAACTGTTAATGCCGAACTAAAAAAGACCAATCAACTTGTTAAAGAGCTGATTGATCTTAAAGATAAATTAGAATCCTAGCTTTTTTGCGATTAATTTTTCGTAAGCAGTTGTTTGCATTTCTTTCCATGATTGGAAATCAGTTTTATTAGCAACCCACTCATCCCATTCATCATCAGGAATTTCTTCAAATGGTATGTCGGCAAATTTACTTGCATTGAGAAATTCGTCAAGCGAGGAGTAAGTGTTATACGTATGCTGAAGCATGAAGGGGCGGCTAAAAAGTTCATCATTTGTGAATTCATTTTTACCGTTAAGCCGTTCTGCATTTTTTTGCATTTTATCAATATGGTTGATTAAATCATCTAAGCCATCATTCATGTATGTCACCTCCTTTCGTTGGGGATGGGTTAAGTATAACAGAAGATAACTGCTTGCTGGCACAGGTGGTTATCCGTAATTAAGAAGATTTACAGGTCTCATCGTTATAAATAAGGTAGGTGATTACTGATGGAAGCAACTTTAGATGAGCAGGACTATCAAGTAATTGCTGATAAAGTTTTACAGCAAATAAGAAAGGAATACGACTTAGTTCCTAAAGGCTATCAAAAGCAAGAATTTGATAAATGGGTAGGGATAAAGGAATTTGCTCAATCACTACCAGTCGTCAAAGACAAGGAATGGGTTAGATCATTTATTCTTTCACTTCCTGCTTTTAAGAACTGGGTAATTAATTTGAATGCTGGATCTGGTTATCCGACTCGAATTAATAAGACCCAGGGACTTAGATGGATTGAAGAACATAAGTCTGAAATTAATTGGCATAGAGCGTTAAAGGATAAAGGAGATGAATAATGTGTGGCCGTATTTAGTAATTCTCGGGTGTTTTGCCTTTGCTACTATTTACAGCATTGGCATCCGCCATGAACCAGTGTTTAAGCAGAAGTATTGCGGAAAGCATAACAGAAAGCGGGTGTTCAGATGAAAGATGGAACAAAACGTCTTCGCGAATTAATGGAGGAATACGACTTTCCTCTTGAAGCGATTGATGATATTCTTTACCGCCTTGGCTTGCATTTTCTTAGTGGTGGGCAACCTACCGATGATTATGTATGGATGCAGGTTCGTTACTTTGAGAACTTAGTTAAGTTTGGCAAAGTAGCACGAAAGGAGAAAGTTAAATGATTACTTTAATTGCAGTAGCAAGCACAATTGCGATGATGATTAGTCTGTTTAATGCGAATATTCCATTTGCTTTATTTTCAGCTTTAATTCTCTTGTGGGCTTGTTTAGCTGATACGCCCCAGGATTGGTGGTCAAACGAAAAAAGCACCGGTGCTGACGACACCGATGCTAAATAATCCAATAACTGGATAAGAAATCTACAAGGAGATTATAACATATGTCAGAAAAAGATACTGCAGCAGAAGTTGAAAAACTTGCTAACAATGTGATTGATCAAGCTATTTTTATTTGTAATTTATGCGATCAATTTAAGCATGCAGAAACGTACAGCCATCATCTGAAGTTAGCAGAAGATATTGCTTACCACCTTAAGCGGCTAAGCGAATCTCAAAACTTTGATGAATTAGTTAAGCAAATTTATAACTAGGGGGTTACACAATGGCACAGCGCAGAATGTTTAGTCAGAAGGTTACTGAGACAGATAAGTTCCTTGATATGGGGCTTACTGCTCAATCACTTTACTTCCATTTAGGGATGAATGCCGATGATGACGGTTTTGTTGGCAATCCTAAGTCAATTAAGCGCATGATCGGTGCTAGCGAAGACGATTTAAAGGCGTTGGTTGAGAAAGACTATTTGATTGTCTTCGAGGATGGGGTAGTCGTCATTAAAGATTGGTTAGTTTCCAACTATGTTAAAAAGGATCGATACACCCCGACAATTTATACCGAAGACATGAAATTAATTGGTCTTGATAAGAATAAACGGTACCAATTTGTATCCGATTTGGAACCAGAACGGAACCAAGTTGGAACCGAAATGTCTCCAGAATGTATCCAAGATGGAGACAAAATGGAACCAAACTGTATCCAAAGTGGTTCCAAAAATAAAAAGCAAATTTCAAACAAAAACTCTCAACCTCAACAGGGACAAGGCTTTAACCCCATGGAACCAAATTGGAACCAGAATGGAACCGAAATGGATCCTCAGGTTAGGTTAGGTAAGGATAGGTTAAGTAAGAGTAAAGATAATTTAAATACTACTACTAGTACTACTCTTAATTCATATTATAAAAAGCTCGAATCCCCAAAATCACAAAACGAATTAAAAGCGTTTGTGAATGAACTTGGTGGTGACGTGGTAGCATTTGCCATCACTTCCATGTTTGAGAATGCTGATCGTCCAACATTTGCATACTTACGTTCAATTCTCAATCGTTATCAGCAACAGGGATTAACTAATCTTGCAGCAGTCCAGCATGATAATGATGTTTATAACGGTAAGTCAGTTGTTGTTACTGGTGCTAAGCCTAAGATTCCTGTTTATCATCTGGGGGAATAAGCATCGATGGTACAAGTTGGAAAAAAGAGAGCTATTAAGTTCTGGAAGTATTACAAGGAATGGTATGAAACCTACAAATACGGGGATGTCCGTGATGTCACTTACCAAAGATATATTTTGACAGGTAAACAAATTAAGAAACTTGCTCCAGATCTAATGCTAGATAAAATAACCCGAGCTGATATACAAAAGCTCATCAATGCTTATGGACAAACGCATGAAAAAGTAACTGTTCGTAATTTCTATCGCTTACTAGAAGCACCAATCAGAGATGCGGTCTATGAGGGATGGATTTCCCGTGATCCATGCTACAAGATTCGTATTACCTCTCAAGTTAAGAAGAAAAAGAAGCTTAAGAAGTGGCTAGAAATGGATGAGGTTCATAAACTTGAACAAGTCTTTAATGCTGATCAAAGCGGATATGGTGACTTCTTTGATTTTACGTTACGTACTGGCTTGCGATTTGCTGAGGTTCTTGGCCTTACTCCAGCTGATGTTGATATGAATAACATGTCTATTTACGTCAATAAGACACTGAACTACAAGAAAATAGATTACTCTCAAGTTAAACCTGGGGACTTTATGCCGACTAAGAACAAGTATTCTGTTAGGCAAATCCTAATTGATTTTAAGGCATTAACTGACCTACAACGCCACCTGGATGGAGTAAAAGAAGATGAGTCAATCTGGGCTCATTGGTATGCTAGTGACTCTCGTACTAATACCCGAGGTGGTAATCACATTTATAATTCAGTGTTTAATAAAGAGTTAAAGGAAATGTGTGACCAGGCGGGAGTACCACCAATTTCAGTTCATGGTTTGCGTCATACTCATGCATCCCTGCTAATTGCTAACCGTGTTTCAATTCAAAGTGTTGCTAAACGGTTAGGCCACGGCAATACAGAAACAACCCAACGTGTCTATATCCACCTGCTAGACAAGCTAGCAAACGAGGATAACAACAAGATTATGTCTGTAATGACAGGGATTTGAGGTGGAATAATGCAGTTTGATACAAAAACCGTTAATAAGCTGTTAGAAATTGACGAGTCATATAAGGCTCCGGAAAGAATGCTGCAACTAATGCTTGATGATCAAAAGCGTCCAGAAGTCTTTAAGAAGTTCCTAGAAGTTTCAACGGACCTAAAGTTTGACTGGTTCCATGAATATTTTGAAGATGAGCAAGCTGAACGGAAAAGCAAGAAGCAGGATTTTACCCCTGATAGCATTGCGACCTTGCTTAATAGCTTAGTTGATAGCGATAAATCTAATGGCCACTATTTCGAGGTAGCTGCAGGGACAGGTGGAATTTTAATCAAGCGCTGGTGGGATGACTGTACAAATGATCGGGTTGGTAATCCATTATATGCTGATCCTAACTTAAAATTCTTGTCAATCTTTACTTATGACCCTAGAGCTTATTGGTATCAGGTAGAAGAAATGTCAGATAGAGCAATTCCTTTCTTGTTATTCAATATGGCAATTAGGGGGATGAATGGAGTAGCAATCCAATGTGATTCGTTAAGCAGGAAAGCAAAGGATGTTTATTTTATTCGTAATGATACAAGTAACTTTTTAGCATTTAGTGAAGTTATCAAAATGCCCCACACTGCTGAACTACAAGAACTTTATAACATTTCCGAATGGGTTGATAAGTTTGACTGATTTCATAACAGACAAATTAAGTGATGCCCTCGATGAACTAGAAAATTACCACACATTTGACGGGAAATTTTGGAAATACAGTCGGCTGAGAGCAGAAGAGCTTTTGCCGGCTGATGATTGGCGGCTACAAGAAATACTTAAATTTAGAAAAAAGGTAAGCGAGGAGAAATAAGAAAATGGAAACATCAGAATTTAGAAATAAAATGGCTGAATTTGGCTTGAATTTGAAACAAAGTAAGATCGAAGACGCGCTGATGGTAATGATTGACTATTACGAAGTAGCAAGAGTAAGTCAAACAAGAGTAGGCCGGTTTCAGATGTATGGCCGTCCTAAATTATCTAAGTCGGTTCAAAAAAGGATTGCTAAGGTTGTGATGGAGTATTCCTTAACTGAATTAGATGAACGGGATAAGCCAATGTATTGCCTAGAAGTAGGTGGCAGCTATGCAACATCCCCACGTTACCTAAAAGAGGTCCCTGGAGTTAATACTCAATATCAAGGCGTAAATATTAACTTTTCAGTCACACAAGAACGCTCAGAAGCTAAGGCATTCACCTATGATGAGACAATTGATGTAATGGGTAAATTGCCATTTATTAAGCTTCAACGACGCGCATTGTAAAGGAGATCGAGTGTTATGAGTAAGAAGAAAGCTATTAATTTTGATTTATCAGAAATTGCAGATGGTGGTGTGCAAGTTAAGCTTAACCGTGCGTTGCAACAAGTTGCAGACAATATCCTTGATCCCAATACAGACCCAACTAAAAAGCGGAAGGTCCAACTTAATATCACGTTAGCCCCTAATGAAAAACGGGATGCCTCAGATGTCACAGTTGAAGTTAAGACCACCCTTGCTCCAGAAGTGGGAGTACCAACTACTATGCTTTTAGGCCGTGATATTAACGGTAAGGTTCACGTTAACGAGTTGAAGTCAGGCGTTAAAGGACAAACTTACATTGATCCAGATGATGGTAAGGCTAAGACGGACACTGGCGAACCAGTTGAAGAAGTTGAAAAAGAAGAAAAGCGCAAGATCATTGATTTGCAAAAGCAGGAGAACTAACTTATGGAAACTAAGATTAACAGTGAATTAACCCAATTTGAACAACTCGTAAATGATGCTAACGGCAATCAGCTCATTACAGGTTTAAACGGCCGGCAGTATCTTCTTGATCATGATGGGGATGCAGCTTTACTTAATGATCCGATCATTGCTCATCCCCTCCAGCTGAACCAATTAACTAGCTTAATTGAGTGGTTGGAAAGTGAAGGATCGTCAATTAACGATGCACTAAAAATCCATGTGGTTAGTCCGACTAAGGTTGAGGTAATTGGAAACTTAGCTAAGGGTGGTCAACGTCCTTGTTTTGCTGAGGTTCGGGCAGTGGTTGATAGTCTTAACTTAGAAAGTTACTTAGATCAGGAAAGCATGATCATTATGCTGCAGTCACATTTCGAGGAGAATGACGACCGAAATATCATTCTGAAAGTTGTCAGCAATCTTCGTGATGAAAGCATTCACCAACAAACCGATGACGGTGTAAGCCAAAGTGTTCAGATTAATTCTGGTGTTGCTAGCGTTGATGAAGTGAAAGTTCCTAATCCTGTTAAGTTAATTCCTTTCCGGACATTCCAGGAAGTTGATCAGCCAGCAAGTAAGTTTATCTTCCGGATGCGTGAGGGGATGCAATCAGCATTATTCATGGCTGATAATAACCAATGGCAAGTAGAAGCAAAGAATAATATTAAGAAGTATATTCAGCAGCTAGAGCAAGAAACGTTTGGCGAGATTAAGTATCCGGTGATTGCATAATGCGGACACGAATAATTTTTCATAACGGTCTTAAATTATCAGTACGAGAAACTACCAGAGAGATCATTAATCAATCTCTTTATGGTGACGAGATTATTGTTACTCGATTTAGTCTTGGTCACTTAGAGCGTTTCAGAATTAACTACGATGATATGGCTAAACTAGTTGCAATTGATGAATGAGGAAGTAAACCATGAAGATTAATCGACGAACTTTACATAAAATCCTTGTTGAGTATCAAAAATTAATGAAGAGCGATGAGAGAAAGAAAGTGTATTGGATTAATCACTTAATGATGAAAGACCTGGCAAGAAAATTTGAGCTACCCTTCTACAAGGGGACAAAGTATCGTGGCAAAAAACACTGGTTAGCTAATTCTTCACTTTATTGGGAATTGAGAAAAATTGAGGAAAATCAGAAGAGGGGATAAAGTAAATGACAGAACTATTAATTATCGGCGCCGTCTTGATTTTTACTGTTGGTTTTATCTTAGGGACTGTCCTATCGATAAAACAAGCAAACTTTGAGGAACGGCGAACTAATCAGGTGAGAAAATACAATGACAAGTAAACGAAAAGTACTTCAGCAATTATCAAAGGAGCGAAAGGATCTGTTAGGCAAAATAGACCGGTTAGCTCAATTTATTGTTAAAGATGGGCCTAAGCTTTCATCCCCATTGGAATTAACACTACTAAATGCTCAGCTAAGGTCAATGCAAACTTATTTGGAAAACTTGGATGCAAGAATTATTTATATGCGGGGTACGACTAATGATTAGATACAATGGCGATGTAGTTTATTCCGAATCAGGGAGTGGGATAAAAGCTACTAGCAGAATACTATTTAACGAGGCACAGGTAACAGCAATTAAACCAATTGCCAGGGATGAATTTAACAAACAAGCTGATTATGGGATTGTCTATGTTGTTAAAGATATGAAGTTGGATGACTATGGTAAGCTCGAATTAATTCATGTCTTTGAAGAACTACATGATGCGCAACGATACGCAGCCGATCATCCCAGAGCTGTAATCATACCGAGAGAGGTTCAAAAGCATGACCAAATCAAAAAGTAAAAGTAAAAACCGCCGGCGCAAAAAGCGACAGCGGCGAGAGAATAATAAGGTTAAACGTGAGGGAAATAATGACAAATAAAGTTAAAGAAGCATTTGGTGGATTAATCAGTGTAGTTGTCCTTTTATTCTGTGCCTGTATTTGCGGAATAATACTAGGCGGCTTGATTTCAGCCAATATCTTTTTATGGCACTGGATAATTAGCATGCTGTAAATAAAAAAGCGCACCACTGTGGCACGCTCCTTCAAATTATCAAACATAAATATTATATCAAAACGGGGAGAGTGCTAAAAGTGGGGCTTTTGAAAGAATTAGATGTTGACGGAACTACTGATAATGTTCGCTATTTCTTTAAGGACGAATATGCACGCTTATGTCGCTTAGCAGGTGGAGGAATTAAGCTAACATCCCCACAAATTGACGGAATGCCAAGAGCAAGTGCTGCTGGTAATTCAATGGAAAATCAAATGGTTAAAGTTGCTAATTACCATCTCTTGGTTGAGACAATAGCTCAAGCACTCAACGCATGTAGTCTTAGAAGTAGGCGAATATTAATTGCTAAGTTTATTCAGAATAAAAAAGATTGGGAAGTAGCTAATCAAATTGGTTATGAAAAAACGCGCTACTATCATTACTTAAAAATTGCTTGTAGTGAGTTTGCGGATACACTGGAGAGATATACTAGTTTGCTCGGGGATGCTGACTTACTAGAAGATCTTCATGCATATAAGGACGAAAAAAGTGAACAACGAGTGAACAAACAGTGAACTATTAGTGAACTTCAAGCCCATTTTTAAGTGCGAAAATGATATTGTCGGAAGGTTAGCGATGTAGCCTTGTGACCCCCAATTGTGCCTGAGCAAGCCTTTAACTACTCAAATTTAGGATTCTGGCTTTAAGGAAAGAGATTTCTATGCTTAATACCACACGGGATCTCTTGTTAAAGCTTGAGTGTGGATCAGATGTTTGACTGACTGATGGGTCTGAGCCCCATAATCCACGTTGAGACTATCATTAACTTCAAAAGAAATTTACGGTAACGATTAAATTTGGTTTGTGCGTTTTGGAAGATTGGAAGATCTCCTTTATCATTAAATTTACATGCTACTCTGATAGTCTCGTAGCAACCGTGCTGTAATCAGCAGAAGAGTACGTAATCTAACTCAGCGGCTTAGAGGATTACCGTATGAATGGACAGCAATACCGTTACAGGAGTAGGCGGAAAACTACGACCGGGTGCGGTGATTGTATGGTCCTGATTATACTTAGGCTTCAGGGCTGCATGGGTGCAAAGCCCTACTAAGTTTTTATATCATGATTATCAGAAGAAAGGAGGTAAATTTGGCAGCTCCTTCTTCACCCGTACATTGATAATTATGGTATATAGCAATGTAAACGAGTCACATTGCTAGCTAAGATCCATGGTGGGCACACATTACTCAGTCTTGTGTGGCAAAAGTACAGTTCGAATCTGTCTCTTAGCTATTGTCCGAGATGACGTTAAACTACGATCATTTTACTTTTTGCCTTTACCTCAGGCTAGTCTTTAAGGCTGGCCTTTTTTGTTTGGAGAAAAACCATGGAATTAAAAGAATTAACTGAAAAGACTTTAACATTATTTAATTCTAAAAACACAGCAGAGTTAATTAAAAACTTACCTAGTTATTGGAATAATAATGGCGTTAAGGCTGAGTTCAAAAAATTAGTTGGTGATTTAAGCGTTGATTGGCTCCAGAAGATCTTTCAGTATTATGAAGCTGATCGTAAAGATAAGAAGCAGGATTACACTCCAACATCGTTAGCTAAGTTGATGGCAACATTAGCCTTACGAAACAATGAAAATCACATCATAGATATGTGTGCTGGAAGCGGTGCGTTAACCATCCAATGTTGGAATTTAAATCATGATATTAAAGCTGAGTGTCTTGAATTTGATGAGAAGGTAATTCCCATTTTGCTATTTAATCTAGCAGTACGGAATATTAAAGCAACTGTTTATCAAATGGATGTGTTACAGCAAGAAGTTACCAGGAGTTGGCAAGTAGTTGCTGGGGATGAATTTGGAAAGGTGATTGAGAATGGCGACAACAATTAGTAATCCACCCTATAACATGAAATGGCAGCACCCGTTCTTTGCTCAATCACAAGAACGATTTATGCTTGGTGTTCCTCCACAATCTAATGCGAATTATGCGTTTATCTTAACAGCTCTATCTAAACAGGATAAAGCCGTTTTCTTATTGCCTAATGGTGTATTAACTACCAACAATAAAGAAGAACAGGCAATCAAGAAGAGCTTGATTGAAAAGAACTATTTAGAGGCAGTGATTACTTTACCAGAGAAGATGTTTGAAAGTACAAGTATTCCGACATCTTTATTAATCTTCAATAAGGAAAAGAAAACCTCAAATATCTTAATGATTAATGCTGATTCCTTGGCTAAGGAAGAAATACGAGAACAACGAGGGCAAGTTGGTAGCAAGTCTCATACGAGTCGTGTTTACAAGAAAAAGATTAATGTTTTACCTAATGAAGCTATTAAGAAGATTGAATCATTTTTAGATAAGCCTGGGGATGAGCAGGGAGTATCCAAGGTTGTTCCAATTGAAACGATAAAAGAACAAGACTATGTATTAACTCCTAACCGATATATTGAAATGAAACAAGAAGATATTCAGCATTCTTCGCTGGAAAAGCTTAGTGAAGAATTAAACCGAGTATCTGCTGAAAAAGGAGCAGTTAAATTAACAATTAATCGTAAAATGGCAAACGACCTTGGACTATTGCCATTAATTAAGCTTCTTCAAGAAAGTGCTAAAACAAGCAAAGAACTTAATGACGCGTTCAAAGACGAAGGAGTATACCTCAACACTGATAGTATTGTAACGTTAACAAATAGTAAGACGTTCAAGATTGAAGTGAAAAAGTGGGATAAGTTACCTGATCTTATTGTTATGTTTGCTCAGATGTGGAAACAGGTTATGGTTCATTACAACAATGAAGAAAATCGTTACTTGATGGAGTTGAAAGATATTATGCTTGATAAATTGTTTAAGCAAATATAAATGGGGCTACTAATCAAGAAAGGGGATGAGTATATTGAAACCAACCAAGCTAGCCTTTATCAATGGGAAGCCAACACTAGTATCCTATGACGAGGTAGTTCGTAAGGATAACGACAAAGCATATAACTTCCATCGCAATGTCGAGGAAAATGATTACGTTAGATTCTATCACTCAACGGAATGGAAGCATAAGCGACAAGAGATACTCGAACGTGATTATGGATTGTGTCAGCGTTGTGGAATGGATGCAGAACTGGTTGACCATATCATCCCCAGCAAGGACGATTGGAGTGATCGACTTAATAATGACAATCTACAATCACTCTGTCGGGGATGTCATAAGCTTAAAACGAAACGTGAATGGATGAAACATCATAAAGGATTGGAACGTTATATGAATATCAATATTATTTGTGGTTTACCTGCAAGTGGTAAGACAACATATGTAAAGCGACACATGACTGAGCATGATCTTATTTATGATTATGATGAGTTAATGCATGCATTATCTGGTTTACCAATGCAACAAAGCAATCACGATATCCACGATTACATTACACTATTCTTTGATCAGATGTTGCGAAAGCTAAAGGCAGAACAAACATTCAATAACGTTTGGATCATCAAGACATTACCAGACAAGCGGATTGATACATTGCTTAGTAACTATCATCGAATCAATCACATAGTTATCATGACTGATCCAAACGTCTGTGAGGAACGATTATGTGAACGGAAAGAACAAATTTCATTTCAGAAGATTTTGAACGGCTTCAAAACGGCTGATTTTACCGGCTACCGGGTCGTCAAGAATGGATAAGCCCCCCTTTATTTTGAACGGGGGTTAGATTTTTCAAAACGCTGGAACGCACATCGACTTTTTTACACGATAAATTCCAACAATTTTTCATTTTTAGGCCCGATACTAAAAAATCCCCAAGCTGTTAAAAGCTTGAGGATATGCGTTTTTTTGATGCTTTTATCATAGCACGGAGGTGAGCTTTTTGGCAAGAAAGCAAAAATTATTATCGCAGTCAACAGGCCACCTTAGAGTGGTTGAACAAGAAGCAAAATATAAGGCAGAATTTATGGCTGCCGATGGTTTACCTGAGTTGCAAAAGACTCCGCCGGCACATTTAGATAAAGTGGCCAAAGCAGAATACCGGCGAATTATTAGTTCTATCGGAAAGCTGCCATTGCGTAACTTGGACCGGAGCGAACTGGAATTGTATTGTACCTGGTACAGCATTTATAAAGATGCTTCCGTTCAATTAAATAAGGAACAGTCCAAGAAAAGAAAGAACATTGCTAAAATCAATAACGAAATTAAGACAATTGATAAAGCAACCAGGGCGATAAAGGGTCTTGCATCTGATCTTGGGCTTAATGTTAATTCGCGGCTGCAGATGAATATGCCACAAACCAACAAGGAAGAACATCAATCCTTGCGTGATAAGTTTAGGATTTCATGATGAATTACGCTAAAGATTATGCTGAAAAGGTCGTTGCTGGCAAAATAATTGCTGGTAAAAAAGTGATTTTAGCTGCAGAAAGGTACTTAACTGATCTTAAAAAGGCGGATAATGATGACTTTGAATATTTTTATGATAATGAACGTGCCAATAAGGTTATTCAATTCATGGAAATACTTCCGGATCCAAAAACGATGCGGGCGTATCCTTTAGCAGATTTTCAACGGTTCATCATTGCAAATATGTATGGCTGGTGGAAGAAGGATAAACCATCTGAACGGCGCTTCCGGAAAGGAATGCTATCAATGGCTCGAAAGAATGGTAAGTCGATTCTTATTTCCGGAATTGCATTGTATGAGTTCTTGATGGGTAACTCACCCGAATTCTCTCGGCAAATATTTTGTACTGCTAACGACAAAAAACAAGCGAATATCGTTTTTAATATGATTAAGAAACGCCTCAATGCTCTACGTTCCAGTGATGGTGATACAAAACGTGGGACAAAAGTTAATCGTGATTTAATTAGTAACCTTGATGATTACTCTTATGTCCGTTCACTTTCTAAGGAAACGGGGACAGTTGATGGTTTTGAACCTCATGTTGGAATCCTTGACGAATATGCTGCAAGTAAGACCACTGAAATGATGGAATTACTAGAATCTGGTCAGGCTTTACTTCATAACTCACTTATTATGATTATTTCAACAGCCGGCTTTGACTTGAATGTTCCAATGCATACGATTGAATATCCCTACGCAACGAAGGTTTTGAAAGGTGAAATTACTGATGATACTTATTTTGCCTACATTGCTGAACAAGATAATGTATCGGAAGTTGATGATAAAAGTACCTGGATTAAATCCAATCCAATTCTGAGTGTCCCGGCTTTGCAAGATCAGGTATATGGATATTTGGCAAAGCGGTGGAAAGAAGCTAAACAGAAAGGGACAAAGAATTCTGTTTTAGTTAAGAACTTTAATATGTGGCGACAAGCCGAAGAGGATAGTTATATGGATATTGATACTTGGAATGCAGCTCAAATTGATCCAATTGACATTGATGGTCAACGAGTTTGGTTTGGGATTGACGTTGGTAAATCATCTGACCTTTATGCAATTAGTTGGTTAATTCCCCAAGAGGGGTATTGGTATGCGGATTCTTATGCGTTTGTCGGTACTAAATATGGTTTGGAAGCAAAGATTAAAGCAGACCGATTAGATTATGTCCGGTTGCAAGGGATGGGTCAGTGTGAAATTACAAAGCTTGAATCTGGAGTTATTGATGTTGAACGGGTATATGAATGGCTGGATGGTTTTGTCAGAGAACATAATCTTGATGTTCAGGCAATTTGTTATGACCCCGCACAATATGGAACCTTGTTAACTCAGATTGAAAAAGGTCATCCGGAATGGCAACAAATATCTGTTCGTCAAGGGACATTAACTCTTTCAATGCCAACTAAGCAATTTAGGGATGATATTTTAGATAAGCGAGTTCGACATTCTGGCAATGAGATTTTAACCGGTGCGATGGCTAACGCGATCCTTAAATCAGATAACAATGGTGTCCGGATTGATAAGAACCGTTATTCAAATAAGATTGATGCTGCTGATGCATTGCTAGACGCATATGCAATTTGCTTCCGTGAAAATATTGATGATTATTTAACAGATGAGGATGTGTTTAATGATGACTTCGGATTTTAGTGGAGGTATCAGACTTATTAATCAGACTGAGGAAAAATATGATAAATATATTTTGTGTGCCAATAGTAAGGAATCCCATAAAAGAATGAACCGCGACATTCATGTGCTTACTTCATACTATGGAGCTATTACCGTTCAACAATTTAATTGCCTTATATATATTAACGATGAAGTGTACCATTACATTTACCCAGAAATTGCTGATGGTATTGAAAAGGTAGACGAATTAGAAGTAGATACTTCGGCAATACAATTACTTCCCGTTAAAGAACTAATGACATATATTTCAACGTTCAAGATTAATATTTGTCTTACTAAAGAACGAGTCGCACTTAGGAATAAGGCTGCAGGTGAATTAAATGAAATTCTGGAAACTGAATGAACCAATTCTTTTATTTTTATTAGCTTGTATCTGTTTAGCAGTTACAGGCTTTTTATTTTCCTTGAAGATTGGCTTATTAATTATCTCAATTGAATTGTTCGTAATGGCTTTTATCTCTTATGAAAGGGGGTGAAGCTGAGTGTTATTTCATACCGAGAAACGCGACTGGGCACAAGATTATATCGATCAGGGAATTCTTCCTGGGTTTAGCAATATGCCATCTTATAGTGGAATCGGTGCTCTTATAAACTCTGATGTGCTAACTGCAGTCTCTCATGTTGCTAGTAATGTGGCCCGATTTCCCATTGTCATTTTGGACGATGATAAGAATGCGGTAAAGAATATCAAAAGTGTTGATTATTTGTTGAATAAGCACCCAAACGATATGTTATCTGCTTATCATTGGCGTTTCCTAATGACAGTTAACGCAATTTTAACTGGGGATGGTTTTTCACGGATAATTCGCGACCCTCATACAAAAGCACCGTTAGAAATACAATATTTTCCACCATCGCAAACCTATATTGATGATTCTGATGTAACGAATATTAAATACGAATTTACACCCATCAATCAAAAAGGTGGTGGTCAAACAATCGTTGTGCCGGCTGAAGATGTAATTCATTTTATGTTCTTTACCTACGATGGTATTCATGGCCGGTCGCCGTTGTTGTCTTTGGCTGATGAGATTGGCTTACAAGATGATGGGATCAAAACTTTACGGCGATTCTTTAAATCAGGTCTTAAAGGTGGATTGCTAAAAGCTAAGGGTAAGTTAAGTCCGGAAGCGCGTCTTAAAACTAGAAAGGCGTTTGAATATGCGCAAGCTAATAGCAATGCCGGTAGTCCAATTGTTACGGATGATACGTTTGACTACTCACCAATTGAGATTGATACCAATGTTTTGCAACTAATTAATAGCAACAACTATTCAACTGCTCAAATTGCCAAAGCGTTGCATATTCCGGCATATAAATTAGCAGTTAATAGTCCTAACCAATCTATTAAACAATTAAATGAAGACTTCATTACTTCTGATTTACCTTATTACTTCAAGCCGATTGCAAGTAACCTGGAAATGACAATGCTGACTGATCGGCAACGTCATAACTGCCACATCGAATTTGATACACGCAAAGAAACAGGGATGTCAATGGACGATATACAAAAGGGAGTTACAAATAACGTCATTACTCCTAATGAAGGACGAGTTCGGATGGGGTTAGTTAAATCTGATAATCCAGACTTAGATCGCTTCCAATCAACCTTGAATACTGTCTTCCTTGATAAAAAAGAAGAGTATCAGAAACAATCAACAGCGAAGGGAGGTGGAATCGATGACAAGCGACTTGGAAACTCGACAGTTAATGATGCCAATTCAGATGAGAACGGCAACTGATGAAGATGATGAACCAGTAATTGAAGGTTATGCAGCCAAATACAATAAGCCATCCGAAGTTTTGGGTGGCTTTACTCGCTTTATTGAGCAAATTGCTCCAGGAGCGTTCGATGACGCTGATATGTCAAATGTAGTAGCGACGATCAATCACGATCCTAACCAGGTACTGGGACGATCAGGGGTGAACATGACTTTATCTTCTGATGCAATTGGCTTGAAATTCACTGTTAAGCCAACTGATACATCATTTGCGCGTGATTTGATCGCCAATATCAAGGCAGGCGTTATTAATCAATGCAGCTTTGCTTTTACGGTGGCCAACACAGATGAGGCCCAAGACTGGGAAGAATCTAATCAGTATGGAGTTGATTATGAACGAACCATTCGACAAATTGATCGTTTGTTCGATGTATCAGTAGTTACAACACCTGCTTATCCGGATACAGAAGTTCAGGTCGGTCAGCGTTCGATCAATATGGTTAAGCAAATGCAGAGCCAAGAAAATAGAGATGCTACTGATCAGAAACGTAAAAAGATGTTACGTGAATTAGAACGACAAGAATTATTGAAGACACTCGAAGGAGGAAATTAAATGTTTCGCGAAAAAATTAAAGAATTGCTTGCTCAAAAAGAAGGTAAGCGAGCATTAATTAACGAAAAAACTAATGAAATGCGCCAACTACTCTCAAATGAAGACGCAACTGATGAAGACTTAACACGAGCTAAGTCATTACGTTCTGAAATTGAAGCTGCTGAAAAGGAAGTTCGGAGTATTGAAGATGACCTTAAGCTTTACCGTAAAGCAGCTAAGGGTAATCCAGCTCCAGATCCTCATAAGCGTTCCCAAAATAACGAGGACGAAAATGAAGAAAAACGTAATTTCAACGCATATCTTCACCAAGAACATCGTGATGGTACTACTGGAATTACTTCTTCAGACGCAAGCGTTACTATTCCTGAATCAATCATTTACAATCCTGAAAATGAAATTAAAACAGTAACTGATCTTAGTCAATTTGTTCAAGTATTTAACGCCACAACTGCTTCTGGTAGTTATCCAATTCTTAAAAAGGCAACTGCTCAAATGCATACTGTTGAAGAACTTGCAAAGAATCCTGATCTTCAAAAACCTGAATTTCTTAAGGTAGCATGGCAAATTGAGACCTATCGTGGAGCAATTCCTATTTCACAAGAATCGATTGATGATTCAGCAATTGATTTAACTGGATTAGTTGCTCGAAACGCAAAAGAACAATCCTTAAATACAAAGAATGCGGCTATTGCTACAATTTTTAAGGGATTTTCAGCTAAGACCGTTGATGGATCTAATGCAATCGATGACCTAAAGAAAATTTGGAATGTCGATTTAGATGTGGCTTACAATAAGATGATTATTGCCAGCCAAAGCTTCTACAACTGGCTTGATACATTGAAAGATAAGAATGGACGTTACTTACTTCAAGATAGTATTTCTAGTCCGTCTGGTAAAGCGGTTTCTGGAATCAACGTTGCTGTAATTGAAGATGACTTATTTGGAGCAAAGGGTGAAGCTCATGCCTTTGTTGGTGATCCATACCGTGCAATTATTTTAGCAAATCGAAAAGATCTCCAGGTACGGTGGGTTGATAATGACATTTATGGTCAATATCTCCAAGCGGTTCTTCGTTTAGATGTGAAGAAGGCCGATGAAAACGCTGGTTACTTTGTTACTGGTCCATCAGCAGCGTCAAAATAACGCCGTCCGACAACGGGGCGGACGTTAAACCGACTAGTGCTGATACGGTAGACACAATCAAAAAGTACTTAGATGATCATGGAATTGCCTATACTTCAACCGATACTAAGGATCAACTGTTAGCAAAGCTAGGTGAGTAGGATGGAAACAGACCACACTTTCTCGAGTGATGAACAATTCTTTGCCAATCTAAAAAACTACTGCAAAATTGACCAGGACTTTGATGATGAAATTCTTAAAATAATTGTTGATGCTGCCGCATTGATGATTGCAAGGGCAATTAAATGGGAGAGTAAGCCTGCTGACTACTCTGACGAACCGCGATTCAAAATTGCACTTATGAAGCAGGTGAAAGAAGACTTCTACGAGCGAGGAATTACTGCAGATAGTTACCGACCAGTTCTTTCATCAGGAATTGATGGCCTTATTAATCAAATAAGTAGTGAGGTGAATACCGATGAAACTACGGAACATGACAGAACGGATAACATTTTACTCAGTCCAAATGGGGATCAATCCGGAAACTCATCGACCGATCAAGGATCAGAAAGTTAAGGAATTTACCGTGTGGGCAGAAGTTCCTAAGCTGTCAGTCCGTGAATTTGTCCAAAACAGTTCAAACGTGGGGTTCAGAAAAGAATCACCCACGTTTTTAATTGCCTTCAAAACTCTTAAGGAAATTCAATCGAATTGGTTAATTAACTGGCGAGGAAAATGGTATGAAATCACGGGAATGGATCCTGATTATGCAAAGCGGGATCTAACTAAAATTACCGCTCAGGAGGTTATTCAAAATGGCAGTGACCGGTGAAGCAGAGTTGATTGCTAACTTAACTAAACTTGAAAAGACGGAAGAAAAGAAGGCACGAAAAGCAACGCGTGATGGTGCTAAAGTCTTTCAAGAGAAATTAAAAGAAGTTACTCCAGTTGCAAAAAGTGGCGATCACTCTAATATGACCCCTTTAGCCGAACATACCAAACACGGTAATTTGAAGACTAATGATGGTGATTACTCAATGGATGTTGGTTATGACAAAGAAAAAGGTTGGATTGCTCACTTTCCCAATGCGGGAACTTCTAAACAACATCCACAGCACTTTATTGAAAAAGCGCGGGCACAATCTAAAAAAGAGATACTTGCTAAATATATTGAGGACTTGAAAGTATGAAAACTCCAGAGATGCAAGTAGCCGATTATCTAACGAATGATGAGCGCCTAGTCGCGATGATGGATAAGTTGCGACAAGATAAATTATCATATGTTCCAATTTTTACTAGTACGCCTGATGATCCATTTATTAAAGCGAGTTCAGCACCGTGGATTCGGATCACCCCTATACCTGGGGATGATGCAATCTATAGTGACGATGCTCGCTTTTTTGAATACCCACGTGTACAAGTTGATTTTTGGATTCGTGAAGAAAATGATGACCGGCTAATGGATGTTCAAGAACGAATATATGAAACCCTCCACAGTCATGGCTTTGAACGTTACTACAAGAATTCTTATCCGGATCCGGACTTGGATAATTGCATAATGGTCACAGCTAACTTTGAAGGGTTTGAAGAAAGGAATGATATTTAATGGGAACACCAAATGCAAAAGTTGCTAAGTTTGGAGCCTCTAATTTTGAATACGGGGTACTAGACGAGAATGAAAAGATTAAAGATACCCGAAAGATGAGCGGGTTAAGTGAAGTTAAGCTGGAGCTGACTAACGAATTAAAGACGTTAGCAGCCGATGACGGCCCTTACTTGGTTCTTTCTGGTGGAATTACCGAAGCTAAGGAAACCATCAATCTTTATGATATTGATTCCATCATGAAGAAAGACTTATATGGAATTGATATTCAAAGCGGTACAGAAGTTTATACTAAGAACCTTGTACCAAATTATGTTGCTACTATGTTCCGGACAAAACTTTCAAACGGGAAGCATTGTTGGGTTGGTTTAACTAAGGGGATGTTCTCCTTACCAGGGATTTCAATTAAGACCCAGGACGGTGCTCCAGATCCAGAAGCAGATGAAATTGAAGGTAATTTTGTTCCGCGTGGAGATGCAGATACTGGAACCATTCTTTTAATCGGTCGGGAAGATAATGAAGGATTTGATTTTGCTAAGTTCCATGCAATGGTCTTTGGTGAAGAAGCCCCAGTAACTGATCCAACCAATACAAAAGATACTAAACCAGGAACTGTTGTTGATAACGGATAACTAATTAATCAGACAGAGACGAGTTAAGTGAGACGATGAGGAGGAGATAGAAATGCCATATAAATTAAAAGTAAAAACAGATGGCAAAGAAACAATCTATGAGCGAAAAGAAGCTCCAATGCTTGAAAATCTATTAGATGCATTAAAGGTTCAACGTCAAGAAATCGTGATGTACTCCGATCCAAAAAAATTGCCAACAGATAAAGATAATGAACGATTATTAAGTTTACGGGCTGAGTTTGCTGCCAATTTTTGGAAGAATGGTTTAACTAAAAAGGATGTTCTTTCAGGAGTTACGGCTATAGAAGGGCTAATTAGCATTGTTAATGCAATTAATGAAACTCTTGGTTCTCCTCTAAGTGAAGACGACTTAGAAGATAAAAAGGATAACGAAAAGCCAAAAAAATAACTGTTGAGATGATTGATGATTCAATCAAGAGTCTCACAGATTTTATTAAAAATAAAATGCGTGATGGATATAAATGGAATGAGGTCAGTAAGCTAACACTTTCAGATTTGAAATTAATGAATTATGTCTTTGAAGAAAAACAGACAACTATTGATAAAGCATTCCCATTCTTATTCTAGGAAAGGAGGTTAAACAATGACCCAATCATTAGGACATTTGGCAGCGACTGTTAGTTTGGATATTAATCCATTTAAAGCGGCTAATGGTGTTTTAAAAGCGCAAATTAAATCCACTGCTAATGCTTTACGTGCGCAAGAAGCGGCACTGAAAGCATCCGGTGGAAGTATTAATAATATGCGTGCTGCTTATGCGACTATGAGTCAACAAATGCGCAATTATAATGCACAACTCCAGAATGCTAAAAAAGCAATGGATGATACTACCAGGAGCGAGCAGTCACGAGCTAAGGCAGCAACTCAATATAATAAAACGTCTGCGCAAATCGAACAATTACGTGGACGAATGCAAGCTCTCAATCGTGATATTGAATTACAGTCGAACAAGTGGACACAACTTGCTAATCGAACCCAACATTTTGGGAACGTGGCCACCAGTGTTGGTTCTAAAGTATCAGGACTTGGCCGAGGAATGTCAGAATATCTAACATTACCTATTGCTGCTGGGTTAACTTATTCTGCAAAAAAGCTAGTTGATTTCCAAGATCAGATGACAAAGGTTAAAAACGTTATTCGAACTTCTGGAGAAACAGCAAAAGAAACGAATTCTTCTTATAAAAGAATGGTATCGGATGCAAGAAAATATTCTGATGCTTACGGAGTTAGTCAAATTAAGATTGCTGAAGGGTACCAAGACTTAGTAAAACGAGGTTACTCATCTAAAGCTGCAATTGGAGTAATGCGTAGTGAATTAAAAGCATCAGTAGCAACTGGAGACGACTTTAATGATGTAATTAAAGTGGCTTCGCAAACGATGGAATCTTTTGGATTAGCTACTACTAAGACGGGTAAGCCTATTGAAGACGTTTCATTAATGCAAAGAAGATCAACTAAAACACTAAATGAATTAGCTTATGCAGCCGATAAAACATCTACCGATTTTCAATCACTTGGTGTGGGGATGTCTTATGTGGGATCAACTGCTCATCAAGCTGGTTTTAGTTTGTCGGAAACAGCAACAGCTATGGGTATTCTCTCTAACAACGGTTTGGAGGCTGATAAAGCTGGTACAGGACTGCGGAAAGTTATCGATTCGTTGCGAACTCCAACTGCTAACGGTAAAAAAGCATTGGCAAGTATCAACTTAACCACTAAAGATTTCTTAACAAAGAGTGGAAAATTAAAGTCAATGTCATCAATATTTAAGACATTGGGTAATCATATGGAAGGATTATCTGATGCCAATAAGGGTGATATTTTTCATGCATTATTTGGAACAACAGGTGAACAAGCTGGTGCCATCTTAACTGCAAATGCTAATCGAATTAAAGAAATTAATGATGAAGTAAAGAATGCTGCTAAGAATGACTATATTGGAGATTTATCACAGAAAAATCTTCAGTCTCCTAAAGCACAACTAGCAATCTTCAAGGAGTCTTTAACCAATGCCGGAATGGATATGGCTAAGTATGTATTACCATCTGTTATTCCATTAGTACAAAATATTTCCAAGCTTGCTCACGGTTTTGGAGATTTATCACCAGCTGTTCAAAAAGCAATCGTGGCTACCACGTTGTTTACGGCCGGAGCTGGTCCATTGTTCTTAATTCTTGGTAAGTTGACGAGCGGTGCTGGTAAAACTGTCCTCGCTTTTGGTAAGCTTACCGCTGGTTTAGGCCGAGCACAGACTGCAATGAAGTTAGGAGCCAGTGGTTTAGACGTTATTGGCTCAGCTTTTTCAAAATCAACGTTTCAAGCTGCAAAGTTTGGAACAACCATGACTGGTGCAGGTGGTCGAGCGGTTCAAGCTGCTAACGGTGTTGGTGCTGCGACTGTCGCTTTACAAGGTACTGGTGTGGCTGCAGGTGAAGCAGGTGCTGCTACTGCCGCGGCTGGAGTATCTTTAGGAACAGTTGCCGCCGTTGCTGGAGTTGCTACTTTAGCCATTGCTGGTGGAATTACTGTTTGGGAGCTTTGGGGTAAGAAAGCTGTCGAATCATCACAACGAACGAATCGTTGGGGATCTGATGTTGGTGCAGCTGCTGATAAAGCTCTTGGAAAATTTAAGAATACTTCAACTGGTATTCAAGCGGCTCTAACCGATATGGACACTGCAACAAAAACTTCTACTAAAAGCATGGCGGATTCATTTGATCGCGAATTTAGTCAAATGGAATCAGATGCTCGGAAACATTTAGAAGGTGTTAAAAAGGCTGAGAAAGATATGTCTCCGGAAGTTGCTGCTGCAGTTGATCGGGAAGCACAGCATGAAAAAGATACGATGAATAAGATCCTTAGCAATGCTGATCAAGCTAGGACAAGAGCAAATACAATCCTACAGACTTCTAATAAGAATGTCGCTAGTTTGAGCGATACCCAACGAGTAATGTTGCAAAATAATCAGCAACAGATTGTTGATGATGAACTCAAAATGTGGAGCTTAACTGGTAATCAGCGAAAAAAGGCAATGGCGGCATTAAATAATGATGTTGCTAATATGTCTCATCGTCAACGTAATACTGCGTTGGCCGATTTGCGTACTCAATCTGATAATATGCGTAATGAATATGCAAAACAGGAAAATAGTCTTAAGCGTCAATTAAAAGCTGGAACTATTAATCAAAATGAGTATGCTGCTGGTATGCGAGCTAATAAGAAAACTCTTCAAGACTATGTTGATAAGGCTTCTGCTGAATACATTCGGTTAGCGCGTGCCAACGGGCAATCTACAAGTCGCATTAAAGAGGATATGCAAGCAGAAGGATTAAGTTATTCGGCCGGAATGAAACAACTGGATAAGCTGGCCAAAAATGCTGAAAAGAATTCTAAGAGTATTGCTGTTTCTCTTGATGGCCTCAAAGGTAAAACTAAGGATGCCGCTAAAATGTGGAATGACTTAGTTTTCGATCCCAAAACTGGTAAGGTTCGGACTAATGCCCAGGAGGAAGTTAACAAGGCTGTTAATTCCAAAGATCAATGGAACCAAATTAAACTTCTGAAAAAGGAAGGTAAGTTGAGTACCAATGCTCAACAAATGGTGGCAGCTGCATTAATCGAAAATGGTAAATGGGATAGCATGAGTTGGAAAGAGCAGAAAGCCTGGTTGAAAGACGGCTTTAGTGAAACAATTGTTCAAGCATTAGAGAAGTCAGGAGAATGGAATAATCTTGATCTTCAAACTAAAGAGGCAATTGTCAAAGCTAAAGGTAAACAAGAAATGGCCGATATTCTGCTTGAATCCGGTGCATGGAATTCCTTGTCATTAAAGCAGCAGGAAGCGGTAATTACTAATAAGGCAACTAAGCCAATTTATGAAGCATTGCAAAGTTCCGGACAGTGGAATAATTTAACCTTAAAACAACAGGAAGCGATTATTGACGCTAAAGGAACTTCACAATTAGTTGATGCGTTAGTGCAGGCTAATCAATGGAATAATCTTACATTTAAGCAACAGCAAGCATTAGTAACAACTAAAGGAACTGCTGATGTAATGGATGCTTTGAATAAGATCGGACGATGGAATCAATTATCGCCTAAACAACAAGAAGCCATTGTTAATGCCAAAGGTTCCGGCCAATTAGGGGAATTAATTTCAAAGTACAATCTTTGGAAAGGAATGCCAGCAAGTGCAGTTAAGCAAATTGTTGCAGAAGATAGAGCCAGTGGAAACTTAAAGGCTGCTAATGATGCAATTCTTGCTTGGCAACGTGCTAACCCTGGCGCTCCTAAAAATGCTTTAGCCGTTGATAATGCTAGTGGACCAATGAGAAATGCTACTGGTGGTGTTAATGTATTTGCTAACTCAAACCCAGGTAGTCCTAAAAATGCACAAGGAATTGATAGTGCCTCTGGACCAATGTATAGTGCTCGCAATGGTGTAAATGCTTTTGCTGGATCAAATACGGGACCAGCAAAAATTGCAAGAGCAAATGATCAAGCTTCAAAGGTAATTCAGGGTGCTATTGATAAGATGAATATTTGGAAAGGCTTTGGGGATATCACACATACTATTACAACAATTTTTAAGACAGTTGGACATCCACATAAAAACGCTAAAGGTACCAACTATCATCCGGGTGGGCCAATGGTTGTTAATGATCAACCAGGACCAGTCTTTCGGGAAGCTGTTCAATTCCCAGGGGCAGAACCATTTATTCCGTTTGGTAGAAATGTTCTTTTAGATGCACCTCGTGGAACAAAAGTTGTTAAAGCTAGCGATACTGCTAAGATGTTTAAGCACTTACCACAATATGCAAATGGTACTGATGATGCTGTTTCTGTATTAACTAACTTCAAGCCTAATATGCAAAGCACCCAAGTTGTAAATAATTACAATAACGGTGGCCAAAGTAATAACGGAATGCAAAAAGAGATGTTAGACCGGATGGACCAGATGCTCAACCGCTTTGGGACAATGCTGGGCTTAAACGCAGCTCAACTTTCTGCAATTAAAGCCGGTGCCTTTGATAAGAACCAGTTTTATGGGATTGAAGGAACTGATCAAGCATTATTTGATAATCAGCATCTTTAGGAGGTGGTCGTAATCGCTGTAAATATTCTTTACATTAAAATTGATGATCAAAAAGAAGTGGCCAGCACAGATATTACTGACCACTTAACTTTTCTTGGCTTAACTGAATCGCCTAGTATTGTTAATAATTACCGTGATGATTCCCAACAAGATGGTCAAATTTGGAGTTATTCCCGTTATGGTCAAACGACGATCACCGCTAAGTTCTTATTGCAATTCTTTGATCGAAAAGATTTTAAGATGGCAAAGCATGAGATTTATCGCGTTTTTGCACAAAAAGGAATCTTTAGGTTAAGAACAGGAGTTGAGCCGGATATTGTCCGTTACTGTCGGGCTAGTTCCTTTGAGATTAAAAGCGAACCAGAAGAGGTTAACTATTGTACGTTTGAAGTGCCTTTTGAAAATCCAAGCGGAATGCGATTTAGTAAATTGCATACGGATGAGATGAAAGATGAGGATTTCTTAGACTTGAATATGAACATGGATGAGGAAACTCCTTCATACCATTTCAAAGGCCAGAATAAGTTTTCCATCTTTAATGATAGTGATATCACAATCGATCCTGTTGAACAGCGTCATGATCTAAAAATTACTATTAAGCATAATGGCGGAAAATTCACGGTAAAGAATACAACCACTAATACTTCTTGGACGTACAATCAAAATCTATCTGGAAACGATACTCTCTTGCTAAAGGGACGGCGAACATTTAAGAATAATAACCCAGACAGTGCCAATACCGATTATGGGTATATTACTTTAGCACCTGGAAAGAATGACTTTGAAGTTACTGGTGCAGATGACTTGGAAATTACATTTAGTTTTCCATTTATGTATCTTGGTTAGGAGGCGAGGACAATTAGTTTAGTATTGATGACACCTCATAAAGAGACAACTAAGGAGCCAATTGGAGACATTATTCTATGGCCAACAATGCAAAGCGAGTGGTCTAAGAACTCAACCTTTCAATTAACCTTTTCAGTATTTGATTACGACTCAGCGTTGTATGATCCGTTAGATGTTGAAAGTTCGATTGTGCTTGAGGGACAGGAATATATTGTAAAAAATTGTGTTGAAAACTTTGACACTAATACGAAAAATATCACTGCCTGGCATGTTTACAATGAGATTAGTCGAATTTATAAACGAAGTGACCTTACCTTAAATAACAATCAGGATAGTAATGCTAATAAGGATCAGTCTTATGGAGTTGAGGACTTACTAAAGGCTTGGATTGATGGAAATAAGCTAGGATTTAGCTATGAAGTTCATGGTAATTTTGATAAGCAGTCAACTTCTAAGTTCGATAGCGGCAGTGGTAAAGAGATGCTTAGTAAGATTACTGAGTTATGGCCAAGTGCAGTTATATATCCAGATAACAAGAAGATACGAGTTTATTCAGAAGATGAGTTCTATAAGGATAATGGTCGAGTGATTGATTTTCCAAGGGATGCAAAGTCAGTTAAAACTACTCGGGACAGTCAATCAATTATTAATATGATTCGTTGTGTTGGTGGTAAGCATGAGGTTCAGCACACTGTTTATACCGGGACAGGTGGAACTAATGCTAATGGACCAACTGAGCCAGTCAACGGTGATTGGACACCAGTTATTCAGTATGCTGCTAGTTTTTATGGAATAAAGCCAAATGATCAGCAGCTTAATGTTTTACGGGCACAAATTCATTTAGAATCGGGTGGAAATGAGACGATTCCGCAACCGGGAACTGATCCTGATGGCGATGGTTCCGGCCCGGCGCTGGGGTTACTTCAATTTAAGCGAGGAACTTTTAATACTTATTGTCGGGAGCCTTATACAGATATCTTAAAGGGCTTTGATCAGTTAATTGCGTTCTTCAATATTCCTAATGCGCTAGGACAAATTAACGGTGTTACTGGTTGGAGTCCGCATGGTGCCCCAATCACGAAAGATAAATTGATCATTTCACCACCTAATCCGTGGGGATGGCCTTTTCCAGATGTTGGAGAAGGTCATTTTTCATGTGCGCCCGGCATGGGTATTAGCTAGGCGGTGAGAGTCCGCTATGGACCGTAGTAGTCGGAACCATGAGCTGAGGACAAGGGTGTCCACTGTGAGGTGGAATCTGAAGGAAGTCTAAGGCAAAGTACTGCACCGATGAACAAGAAGTAGCTATAAGGCTGGAACTAACTGGATAAGACTGCATGACAAGTTAAAGTCCAACACTACTCGAAGTTACTTTCAGTAAAGCTATCGGTGACATGGTACGAAAGTTAATATCCTTACCCGGGGAGATCTGGCCTACACGTTTCCGACAAGAGGAATAAGTTTAATTCCACAGAAACAAGCGGTGCAGTGATGTAGCGTTGAGTAAGCCAGAAGTCAGCTGAGGTCATAGTAGTCTGAGTAATCAGATGAAGGACTGAACGACAATAACTTGTAACTTATATCGGAGGTGTAATCAGGTGCGACAATCGCAGAAAACAGAACAACAAGCTGACCGCTTGTCGAGGATAGGTTTGGAAAACCGAAAGTACACAAGGGCGCGTAGTACCGATTATGGTGAAGGTAAAGGTATGAGTGTCACTATCCAAGACTTAGTCTTGGACCGCAATAACCTTAATCAGGCTTATTTGCGAGTTAAGAGAAATAAAGGGGCAGCAGGCATTGACGATATGACAGTCAATGACCTTCTGCCATATCTCAGAGAAAATAAGACGGAATTGATCGCTAGTTTGCGTGAGGGCAAGTATAAACCAGCCCCAGTCAAACGGGTAGAAATTCCCAAGCCCAATGGTGGAATAAGAAAACTTGGAATACCAACGGTGGTGGACCGAATGGTTCAACAAGCTGTGGCCCAAATACTTACGCCTATCTTTGAGCGCGTTTTCTCTGATAATAGTTTTGGCTTCCGCCCTCACCGTGGGGCCCATGACGCTATTGCAAAAGTAGTAGATCTTTATAATCAAGGTTATCGAAGAGTTGTCGATTTAGACCTAAAAGCCTATTTTGATAACGTTAATCATGACTTGATGATTAAGTATCTCCAACAATATATTGATGACCCATGGACACTAAGACTCATTCGTAAGTTTCTAACTAGCGGAGTCTTAGACCATGGGCTTTTCGCTAAGAGTGAAAAAGGAACCCCACAAGGAGGGCCATTGTCACCACTACTGGCGAACATCTATCTAAATGAGCTGGACAAAGAGTTAACTAGACGTGGTCACCACTTTGTGCGCTATGCGGATGATTGTAACATCTATGTTAAAAGTCAACGAGCCGGAGAACGAGTAATGCGAAGCATTACCCAGTTTCTTGAAAAGCGATTGAAAGTTAAAGTGAACCCAGATAAAACCAAAGTCGGTAGCCCGCTACGGTTGAAGTTTCTTGGCTTTTCGTTGGGTGTAGACCACAATGGGGCCTACGCCCGTCCAGCTAAACAATCGCAACAACGAGTAAAGAAAGCATTGAAGTTATTAACTAAACGTAATCGTGGAATATCTCTGACAAGAATGTTTGAAGAAATTCAGCGAAAAATGCGCGGGTGGCTTCAGTACTACTCAATTGGGAAACTAACTGACTTTATTCAACGCCTTGACAAGTGGTTGAGGGCCCGAATAAGACAGTATATCTGGAAGCAATGGAAGAAGCTTAAAACTAAGGTAACTAACTTACAGAAGCTGGGGCTGTCCCAGCGTGATGCATATGTCTTCGCTAGTACCCGCAAGGGCTACTGGCGAACTGCACACAGTAAGACCTTGAGCTATTCTCTAACTAATAGAAAACTGGAACAACTCGGACTTATGAATATGTCCAAGACGCTCCAGTCAATTCAATGTGATTAAGTTGTCGAACCGCCGTATACGGAACCGTACGTACGGTGGTGTGAGAGGTCGATAATTGAACTAATCAATTATCTCCTACTCGATTGGGGCAAACTTTTGGAACGCACCCGCAAGATGGAGTAGGTCGAACTAATGGTTTTCACGATGGCCTTGATTTTGGTTCTGTCGATCATCCTGGACGCGATGTTCATGCGATTCATGGAGGAAAAGTCCAGGACATTGGATATATTGCTGGATTGGAAAACTATATAACTATTGTGTCGAATGATTATTTAATTTGCTACCAGGAAGCATTTTTGAATCGAGGAGATATTACTGTTCAAGTTGGGCAAGAAGTTAAGACGGGGGATGTGATTGGTCATCGTGATACTAGCCATCTCCATATTGGAATTACTAAGCAAAAGAATTTAATGACTGCGTTAAAAAGTGCTTGGTCAAATGATGGAACCTGGCTTGATCCTTTACAGGTTATTCGTGATGGTATCGGTGGTAAAGAAACTAATGATACTGTCGGAAATGATACAACTACCGAATCACAAGAAGAGTATTATTTCCAACCGTTTATGGTAGTTGATCAAAAGTCAGTTGACGAATGGGGAGAACATCCTGGGCCTGATCTTGTTGATGAAAGATTTCAAGATGCAGATGCAATGCGTAAATATGCCTTAACTACTCTTAAACCTGATCCAGATTTAAATATTGAAGTCACGCTTCAGGGGAATTCATTTGTACCTGTTGCCGGTGAAATTCTAAGGGTGCTTGCGCGTGATAAATATTCAGGTAGTTATAAGACCGTTGGCTATACGATTTATCCGGAAACCAAAGGACAGGATAATCAGATTACGTTAAATAATTCAAAAACGACCATTTTAGATTATCAGAACCAGAAAGCTAAACGTCTGCAAGAAGCTCTTGAAGAACAACGACTCCGGATTAGTGGATTAGCAAATAGCATGGATCAGCAATCCAAGTCATTAACGCAAGTCGTAAATGATAAGAAAGAGACAGATAAGAATATGGAGGCTGTGGACCAGAATATTTACTGGATGCAAAATGGTCAGCATAATTTAATAACTACGATGACCGGCGGAACTGTTTCCAGTGAAAAATACGATGACAGTCCGGTAATTGAGGTTGAACAAGGCGCTCTCAGAAGCAATGAATTTAACCTCAACGGTGTCTTCTCCATCTCAAGTCGTCTCATGGCTAAGTTAAATGCGACTAATAATTCAATTTCCGCTATTACTTATGTTGAATTTTTAAAGAGCGATGGCAGTTCTGCCGGCAAGTCGAATGTTGTCTATATCGTCAATAACGGCGCTTGGCAATCTGCCGGCACAGTTAACATTAAAATTCCAGCCGGCACTACTAAAGGAAGATTAATTTTTAATGTTTCTGGATCTGGTAAAGCATACGTATCACGGGCCCAAGTAAATCTAGGTTATAGAGTAACGGATTGGGGAAGTTTGAAGTGAGGAGGAAAGTAAATGGGAGAAACTAATATTCTCAAATATCTTGAAAAAACATCACCACAAGCGTTAATTGACGTGCTTAATTCTGACTTAGAGCAGACAGCCAAGCGATATAATTCATTCTGCCAGCTCATCAATGACCGACTAGCGATTCATAATTCATTGCATTACAATCACAGCCCAATTGATCCTGGTTTCAATCGCAGAACCCGACTGGACCTGATAAAGAATATCCGTAATTTGAACCAGGCATTTGATCGGCTTGCCAGTCTGCTTAATCAATCGCCATTCAGAAAAGTAGATAAAGGGCAGATTATTCCTTATAACTTCACTGCTTGGATTGATGTCAGTATTAAGCTAACAAAAGAACAAATCAACGACTACATCAAGCAAGTCGAAAACGTCCTAAAAGAATTATTTGATTTCAAAATAAAATATCGTCTTAACGACTAAAGCCACCTCATTGCGAGATGGCTTTTCTGTTAGAAGGAGGAATTTAGAATGCAAACACAGGTCGTAACTTTAGATGTCTTAAAACCAATTGGGACCACCGTCGACCTATCCGATAGTTTCAATGCTCGGGTAGGGGATAAGATGACTCCCTTTCAATTATTTATTACTGAAGGTGGCGTGGCCAAAGATCTTAAAGGAATGCATCCAGAACTAGAAGCAGAAGTTGGTAATGGTGCTTTACGTAATGGCGTAGCAGTCATGGCCGCTGGCGCTAAAGGCGTTCACTGGGTTGGTAGTACCAATAATGTCACTGGCTATAATCAATTAACCTTAGCTTTCCCAGCCGAAGTATTTCCCCAATCCGGTTTCTGTTACGGCCACTTAATCTTAGCCAATGACGCCGGCGTCCGCGAAACATCCGTTGACATCTGGTTTCAAGTCCTTGATGGCACACCATTGATGGGGCTAGTCGCTGATCATTACGATTCTGAATTGCAACTAGAATTAGCAAAGGCAAAGAACGCTAATGACCAGTTTTCTCAGGAAATGCGAGATACTTACAATCAACAGGTTACAGATGCACAAAACGCATTAATTGAAGCACGGAAAAATCTACAAGATGTTGCAACTACTGCTGGTAACATCAATGCACAAATTGCCGCACAAAATATTGTTACCCGTTCTGAGTTCAAAGATGGTATTGCTACAATTCAAAAGAATACTAATAGTGCTATTTCTAATGTTACTAATGGAGCACCAAAGCCCATCAAAGATCTGGCAACATTACAAGCTAAGCTTCCAGATGGTGATACAGGTTTCTACGTCACAAGTGACACTGGATTGAAGTATGCGTTTGTTGATGGCTCATGGCAGTCATTTGGTGTTTATCAAGCAACAGCCATGCCGGAAGAAGACAAAGCAAGCCTTGATGATCTAGTGAAGTATCGTAACAAGCGTAACTTGGTAGCTAACAGCGATTGGCACACGGGCGACATTTCCAACTGGTATACGATTGGCAATATTGACGCCGAAGTTCAAACTGGCGCATATCAAGGGCGCAACGTTCTACGCATTCAAAATCACGGTCAGTCTGGCGATAGCTGGAATGGGATTACTTCTGAACCAATTCCGGTTATTGCTGGTCAGCCCATTAGTGAAGCTGTTAAGGCTTGTTTCAAGCAAGACGCTAAGACTGATGAAGGGGTGCTCGTGGTTAACTTCTTTAGCACTGCTGATGGTTCTGGTGATCGAATTGGTTTTCAGACCCAGCACATTGCTAATAGTCAAGCGCTGGGATTCTATGAGCGTTTCTCACTTGAAAATATTATCGTCCCTGCTAATGCAGTTACTGCTCGACTGACACTTCAAGTTCATGGAAATGGGACACTAGACGTAATCAATCCAATCTTTGTCCATGGCTCATGGGTTGGGGCTTATGATCTTGATGAAACCAATAATCTAGATGTACAAGGCCGTAATCTGTTAACCGATCCCGAATTCAATCACGGAGCTGGTCAATGGCACGTTCCACCATATGGAAAAGTAAGTTTTGACGCTTACTACAATGGCAGTCGTGCTATGACATACGAAGTCCATGATCAAGCTACTGATACTTATACACAGCTTAACTCTAAACAGTTTAAGGTTTTGCCAGGTAGTCATTTGGGACTTCAAAATGTTGTGCAGTTTACTAAAGACGCTGATACTGATAGTGCCTTAGTCTTGATTAACTTCTATGATGACCTATCAATTAATAGTAACCGAGTAGATTATAAGTTTATTGCCCTTGGCAAGAATATTGATAACTGGGCTGTTGAAGAATTACAAGACATTGAGGTTCCGGCTAATGCAATTAGTGCTAACTTTGCAATTCAAATCGTCCGTAACGGTAAGATTACCTTTGCCAAGCCAATTGTGGCTGTAACTCGTCATTTAGGTCATTACTATGTTGATGACTACTTCACAAACCGTAATCTAATTGACGACACAGAATTTAATGATCTGTCTCAATGGGTCTATCCGCAATGGTTAGCACCATCTATTACCAAAGATACGTTAACGGGTCATAATATGTATGTCCTTGAACAGCATGGGATTACTCAACCTAACTATGCTCCGCTCTATACTAAGCGGATTGCTGTTAAGCCGAACGGACAGCTTAAAGGATCAGTTAAATTACGCTTTACGCCAGATACTAACATGTCTGATACTGCGCTTGTTGTGATTAATGAGTATGCAGACGCAAATCCGACGAGTGACCGTTTAGCATACACTCAAAAGGTCTTAACAGGTACTATGAATAATTTAACTGAAATTATTCAAAAGGTCCGTTTACAACCAGCAACGTGTTTTGTAGAGCTAACAATTCAATTGCCGGGCAATGGGCGGCTTGAAATTGAAGAGCCTCGTTTGCAGTATCAAGCTTATGCTGAGGATGCATCAGCTAATCGTAATCTAATCACTAATAGTGCCTTTAATACGATTGACGTCGATGTTGACCCTGAACTTAACATCGCCAAGCTTGAGGGATATTACCGGGGAATGAACGCTCTTGAAGTTATCCGAACAGGAGCAACGGGAGCGGCACAGATCCGCTTTGAAACTAAGCCGGTTAACCATGCTAACCGGGTCTCAACAGGAATTCTAACTGAATGGAAACCAGCCGTTACTGGTGATATGCTACTCTTAGTAACAGACTTCTTAGATGAGAACTTTAATCGGATTGACTTCAAGATGTGTCAAATTCGACCAACGAATACTATGCGATTAACTACGATGGATAATCTACCTGTTCCTGATAAAGCCGTCTACATGCTTTCTCACTTAGAGTTCTCAAATTCAAATGGTGAATTGAAGTTCGCTAATCCGCTTATGACCTTAACTAAACATCAATTACCTTATCGTATTGATGATTTAGCAAATTTATTAACCACAGATCTACCCGTTATTAATCTAGTCGGTGATCTAAGCGGAATGAGTCGAGACAAGTTCAAACTATTAAGCTTTGAATATCGCAATGGTTCATACCATGCAGAAGGTTACGCCGACACTAAGTGGCAAGGCGATTCTTCACTTGGCTTTGACAAAAAGTCCTACCGAATCAAGACCTACAAGGACGCTGGCAAAAAAGATAAACTAGAAGTTTATCCGCAAGCGTCATGGCAAGCTGGGAGCAAGTGGAATTTAAAGGCTAACTTTGCGGACGCAACCTATGCTCGTAATGTTGTTAATGCCCGCATTGGCGCTGCGGTAACTGCTACTAATGCGACTGTACCTCAACAGCTCATTACTGCGCCTAACTTTGGTCAAATTGATGGTTTCCCAGTCAAGGTTTACCTTAACTTCCAATATCAAGGAATCTACACCTTTAATTACACGAAAGATGTTTTTGGTAAAGCAGTCGCAGGAGTAACGGGCGACCACTATACTAACGAGACTCTTTTTAATGCAGATTCGGCTAAGTATGACGGAACAGACTTTGAAGCTTTGACTGATGACTTCACGGATGACTTTAAGACCAGTTTTAACAACGTCTTGAAATTTGTTCATACTTCATCAGATGACGACTTCAAAGCTCATCTTGACGAATACATGGACGTTAATTCAGTAATTGATTATCTAATTTTCCAGAATATTATCGCTAATACGGATTGTTGGGGCAAGAATGCAGAATACATCACGTACAACGGGACAAAGTGGTATACATTAGCTTACGACCTTGACATTGCCTATGGTTCAACTTGGGACGGTATCTCAATTGACACAAATGCTATCAATAAGAGTGCTGGAATTTTCTACTCATCTGCAGAAGGACCAAACTTGCTCTTTAAGCGAACTAATGAATTGTTCGCAGATCAGGTCAAGGCACGCTATGCAGAACTTCGTCACTGGCTAACGCCTGCTTATGTGCTTAAGCAGTATCAAGAGTTTATTGATAGTGTAGGAGAACAGAACTATAAGGACGACCAGCGTCTTTGGAATCCTCATAGTAAGAACCTTTATACGCTTCAACAACTACAAGAATACATCTACAAACGATTCCAAATCCTTGATGGTATTTGGGGAAAGTAGCAAAAAACATAGCCGCCTTAGAAATACACAATACATAAATAAGCCTCACTCAAACGAGCGGGGCTTTTATTATGGGCGGAGTTATTTTTGAAGAAAATTGAATTGGCAATACTCTTTTCATGATAAAATAATATTCTAAGGAGATGATATAAATGAGCACTATGTATGAAGAATTTTTTCAGAGGATGAGTAAAACTAGAAATGAAACTGGTGAGAACTTGAAAAAGCCTTACAATGCAATGGATGTTGCAAATTTCCTTGTCGATTTTTTTAATAAGAAAGGTACGCCTATTACAAATATTATGCTCTTAAAGATTCTTTACTATCTCCAAGCCTTTTATTTAACTCATGATAAGAAATTGTTTGTTGAAAATATTGAGAAATGGGGATACGGGCCTGTTGTTCCTGTGGTCTATAGCTATTTTAAAGACAATGGTGCAGCGACTATCACTAAAACTGAATCCTATGTGGTAAAAAATGATGATGAATTGCTCCTGCTGGATCCATCAATGAGAAAATTAGATGAAGCAGATGAAAAAAAGATCAGTTGGATTGCTAATAAAATATTTGAGAGATATCATAACAATCCATTTGAACTTGTAGAGGTAACCCACAGAGAACCAATGTGGTCAGAAAGTAAAGAGGATATTCTGAATGGTGAGCACCATATTCAGTATTCAGAAAGTGAAATTATTTCTTACTTTGAAAAAGGAACAAATTGGCCATGGTAGATTTTACAGAACATAGTATTAATAAAGAAGAATTAGTAGCTCTTTTCTTTACTAAAGAAATGGAATTTAATGATTTGCAAACCTTCTTTTATAAATTTCACCCGAAATGTCAATTTAAATTAGAAAAAAGTTGAAAGCTGTTCTTCTGTGACATAACTCATGAATACTTCTAGTGGTGTACGATAATTAAGAGACTTTCGTGGGATATTGTTGCGACGGTGCATTAGCTGAGTGACTAGTTCGTTTGGTAAATGGCGAAAATCTAGCTTCTTACTAAGACCATCACGACGTAAGATGCCGTTATTATTTTCGTTTAACCCTCGTTGATTGGGAGCACCGACTTCTGCAAAATAGGTATGAAGATCATACTTATTGGCTATCTCTCTCCATCCAGCGAACTCTTTACCATTGTCAAAAGTAATTGATTTAACAAAGTGACGTGGCAGTTTAGCGAGCCATTGGTCAAGCTGGCAATTCACCGCTTCGTCTGTTTTATGATGAATATTAAGGACAATCATTACTTTGGATTGTCGCTCTACTAGCGTCATTACCGCTCCGCGGTGAGCTTTACCTTGAACTGTATCAGCTTCAAAGTGTCCAAATTCATGTTGGTAATGCGGGAAATCACGATATCGTTGATAGATACTGCGTCCTAATTGGCCAGCTTTACCACGACGTTCCACATAGCCATTGGGATGGCGTTTTCCTTTCATCGGTAGCTGTTTAACGGAAAAGCCATACTGATTGCGGGCAAACATGCGATAAAGGGTGCGCATACTGCAGCTAATCGGGTGCTCATCACGACCAATAATAGTATCAGGAGTCCAACCAGCCTTGATTTGCGCATGGATATAGTTAACCTCGATAGTTGGCAGTTGGGTCTGCTTCCGACCACAACGACGTTTATGTCGCTGATAAGTCTGAAGATATTGGTCGATGGTTTTACCGTTATTGAGGAAACGATAAACACGATAGATGGTTTCTTGACTACGTTGAAGTAATTTAGCGGCCCGATAAGCTTTAGTGCCTTGATACCAAAAATCAGCTATGAGAGTTAATTCGCGTGTGGTAAGATGTTTATAGGTCATTTGTGATTGCCTTTCTTTTGATTAGGGATACTCAAAAGTCTATCACAAATGGCTTTTTATTTTTTCTAACTTAATTTTACAAACGGCGTCATTTAAATACAGGTGATTTTCATATTCACAATAGTCAGTTAACAAAATATGTTTATACAAACTTTAAGCGAGCTGATAATAGATTTGAAAACCAAATAAATGAAATATTTTGGGAAAAGAATATAGAAAATCTAAAAACTTATATCAATGTAATTATTAAGTACGAAAAAGAATACCCTAATCAAAATCCTAACAAGAGCGAACATGATTTAATACTCAATAATCAAAAAGAGATAGTTCAAATTCCAGATAAGATGAGAGAGCATATTGAACTAGCGCTACTTCAATATGAAACCTTTTTAGATAAAATTGATAACATGCAAATGAAAGCAGATAATATGTCTCTTGAGTTAGAGGAAAAAGGAAAGGAACTTGATGAAGCAACTAAAAAGCTGAATAATTCAACCGCTAATTTCATTTCAATTTTAGGGATTTATTCAGCGTTAATCTTTGGTGTTTTTGGTGGCTTTGATGTGTTTAAAGATATCCTTACAAATGTGAATGGAACGCCAATTTCCAATGTACTAATTGAGGGCTCAGTATTGATGATTGGGCTTATAACGTTGATTTTTATACTACTTCAATCTATTGGTATTCTATCTGGCAAACCATACTTGGCGTGTGGCCATGAAAATCCGTTGAAGTGTGATTGTTCTTTTTCAAAAAAATATCCTATTTTCACCCTGACCTTAAAAATCTTTTTAGTTATATTAGTTTTAGGGTCAATAATTCATATTTTGAATAGAGACCACTTATTATATCGATTTTGGTGGAAGGTTGGTTTGGCAAGTTTTGGAGCATCCATATTAGTTTGTCTTACTATGAATATTTTAAAAACGTCCAAGCTCATTCATTTTAGACGACCACGCTTTTTAAAAAACAGAAATTCTAATAATTAATTAACGTCCTAGCTCAGGGCGTTTTTGTTTTACCCTTAAGGAGGTGAGGCAATGCATATCTTTACAATCCATTCCTTCCTTAGTCTTAGTTGGGCCGAGTGGGGATCTATCCTAGTAATTGGAACCGCAGTATTTGGTGGGGCACATAAGTTAATTGGTAATCTAATTGATAAGGTCCTTAATCCAATCAATCAGAATCTTCAAAAACTAAATAAGAACATTGAAGACTGGAATGAATGGCACAAACACGCCAATAAGAGATTTGAAAATGGCGATAAGCACTTTATTCGTCATGATGAACAATTAAGAGATCACGAACGTCGAATTACAAATTTGGAGGAACAAAACAAATGAATGTCATTAACGCAATCCCATCATATTTAATTACGGTTACCGCTTCGGTAGCCTTTTTTATTGCCTTAAAACTAATGCAAAACTTTATCCACGCTAAAGTCAGCCATGCTAAAACCGAAACCTCCCGTGCTGCTTGGTCATGTGCTGCACAACTTGCAGATGACGCCGTTGCTTCCTTAGTTGGCAAAGACATGGCTGGTCATGAGAAGTTCCGTCAAGCAACGGATATTGTTCAACAGGCACTTCAAAAGCAGGGTATTAAGAATATTGACCTTAACGCTATTAAGACACTTGTTCAATCAGCTTATGAAAAGTCTGCATTGACACCAACCGTTGATTCAACATCGCAAGAAGCACAATCAACTAAACCTGCCACTATTCCAGCCGGTCAAGCACCAGCAATCGATCCAATGAAAGGGGAAGAATAAT